CAGTGCCTACCGGCTCAATGCTACAAGACACCGATAGCCTGGAGCATCAAGGCGAGAGTATCTTCGCCTTGAACCGTGGTTTATACCCTGAGATGAACAAGACGGCTTCGATTCTGCAAACCTTGAACATGATGACTTTCAAGCCTCCGTTACAGTGGGAAAGCCAAGCAGGGGTAGGAGCTGAGTTGCCTGATAAGCCGCCTTATGGCGCCGGTGCGGTTACTCCGGTTGATCCAGGTATGGGATTCAAGCCGTTTCCCTTGGCTGATATTCAGAACGCTACCAGGTTGTTCTATTCTATGCTGGATGGCAGGTTACAAAGGGGTGCTCTGCCCGCGGTTGACTATGGCAACCTCAGTTTCCCTCTTTCGGCTGTGGCTATATCAAGGTTGACTGAAAGCCGAGACCAGATATTTGTGCCTAGACTTCAGGCATTGTCTATGTTCTACCAGGCTTTGAGTAGGATGGTAATCAAGCAATATATCGCCTTGGGCATGTCTGGAGATATAGGGGAAGAGGGGCATAAGCGAACCTTCGAGACTGGCAAGTTAGAAGGAGAATACACCATCAAGTGTACCTATGAGGCCATTTCGAGTGAGCAGAATATAGCCAATTACTCGATTGCTGGGGCTGCCAGGGGATTTGTCAGTGATGACACTATCCGAAGGGATATTCTAAAACTAGAGAATCCTGACGAAGAGCAGCAAAAGATACTATCCGGGCAGGCAGACAAACTTGTGCCGACATTGGCTCTTTATAAGATGGCTAAGAGCAAGATCGACCAAGGCGAGACTGTGGAGGCTCAGTTGATTGCTGCACAGTTAGGGATGACACTGGAGCAGATTAAATCAGGCAAGTTAGGCGAACAAAAACCAACACCAACAATACCTGAAAGGAAATCTGAAGCGCCAGTGCCTTTGCTGGGTACTGCTGGAGCAAGAGGACTTCCCATGAAATCATCGGCGCAGGAATCTCAGCAGTTAGAAACGCAGATACAGGCGGGGGACTAAGATGGCAAAGATAAAGTTTAGCCAGGAAGATTTAGACAACATGATATTTCGGGCGTTGAAAAAGCAACTTGAAATAGCCAACGGCCAAGATATTCTTGCTCAAATGCTGGGCAAGAAGACACCTTCAGTGTCTTTGGTAAAGCCAGTGAAGTCTATCAATTCAACGAAATAACAGGAGGTGATAAAGTGGAAATGTCATGTCCTTCAACTCATGGAGCATCTGGTTATCTCGAAGGAAGTTATTGGGATGGAAAAGATATTATATGTGGTGGATGTGGTGAGAGAATAACAAATCCCCCTCCCACTGGTGCCAGAGTAATTCTTTATGCCTTCAGAGAAAATCCTATCAAGTGGTTGCTAGGCAAAACCAAAAGTGTAGAACCTACATGGCCTGAATGGATAACACGAAAACAATGAGTATAGATTTATCGTCTTACGGGACTTCCCTGGAAGAAACACGGCGCCTAATGGCGGAGTTGGCGAAACAGCAACAACCACCGGAGACACAGCCAACCACTCCTAGCATGGCGGGCATATACACGCCTGAAGAGGCAAAGGAATGGGGTATTACTCTTGATGAGGGATGGTTTCTGAAGTTAGTCCCTGATACCACAGCAGAGGGAGGCTATAAGCAAAGCCTGATTAATCCTCAAAAGTGGGAGTTGACGGACTTTACAATCCCAGGTGATACCGCAGGAACCTATAAGCCAGCGACCTATATTGACCCAGAAGGGAATAGATATACCTCAGAGCAAGTTGAGGCTGAGGGAGAGGAGTTTACTAGACTGCAAGGTCTTGTAAGTAATATTTTCCCTGAGCGAGACGTAAATGAGCTGTTTAACTGGCTCAATGCTGCTCCTGAGAACGTGCAGACATTTCAGACTCAGATAAAGAATGTTGGACAGAACGAGAACACCGTGGCATTGCTCAAGCAAATGTTTCCTGGAGCCACGGATGAGGAGATTCAGGGAGTATTTGCACCTGAACCTACCACCCCAATCTCTTTTGAAGAGCAACTTATATCAATGATGCCAATAGGACGATCAGGGGTAACAGAGTCCCAGTCTTTAGAGTCCAAAATTCAGCAGATTTGGCAAGGGTTTCTATCATTTGGAAGACAAATGGTAGTCAAGGAAGCTGGAATCTCTGCTGCTTTATTAAGAGGCGGGGCAGAGTTCGGGCAAAAGACTAAGAATTGGTTCTTATCAGTCTTGCCACAGACTGTATTGCCACGGATTGATAAAGAAGGGCGGGTAGTAGGAGCAACGGGTATTCCAGGGTTCAAGATGCCTCTAGGTTTTGGTATGAAGATACCGCAAGAGCAAATCGAACCAATGAATAAGGAATTGGAAGCGTTGCGGGATACCTTCAGACAAAAATATCTTCGAAGCCAACAAGAGTTTGAGAACTGGCAGAAAGCGCACCCTGAACTAGCGGCCCCAAAATGGGCGACGGAAGGTTCGAGACTTCAAAGATTAAAAGACCCATTCTATTGGTCATATGTGATTGCCAGTAACGCTCCTCAGATTGCAGGAACGATGGGGGTGACAATAGGCGTTGCTGCTGCCACAGGAAACCCGATGCTAGGCACAATGGCAGGCATAGGGGTGATGTTGCCAGCACAAACTCAGGACTTATATGAGGACTTGCTAGCCAATGGAGCAACAGAGCAACAAGCAACAGGATTAGCAGTTCCAATCGGTGCTCTTATATCCATTGTTGAAGTAGCAGGCGATATACCCATGTTGAAGGCTGTCTCCCCAGCGTTTATGAAGTTGTTTAAGAAAGAGTTAGGGACCGAGGTAGCGAAGCTAACGGCGCAAGGGTTGATAGCTAAGGGGATTAAGACCGCCGGACAGGTAGAGTTATCGGAGACTTTGGAAGAGGTTATTCAACAAGCGATGCAAAATGCTGCTGTTAAGACAGTCAATGAGAATCGAAGTCTCCTAGAAGGATTGACTGATACTACTATTCAGGCCGCCATTGCAAGTTTGCCCTTTGCCCTGATCGGTGGAGGCATGGGATTCACTTCTGACCTCAATGTTAAGGCTACAACAAAAGGTATAGAGATACAGGCGACCATTGAAGGAAAGTTGCAAACCATAGTAGAAGTAGAGGAAGGTGCCGACTCTATAACGATCACCAATGTTGACATAGAAGCAGAGGAAATGGAGCGGGCAATCTCTCTTGTCAAGTTTCAGGCTGAGATGGAAGGAAAGACGGTGATAAATGAGACCCCAGAAGCGCAGCATGATGCAGTAGAAACAGAATTGGAAAAGCCATTAGTGGAGACTCCAGTAACCGAAGGGGAAAAGGCAACTCAGGAACTGCCTACGCTTGCTAATCAAGTAAAGGCGTTGCACAAAGAGGTTATGCTGGATGTTGATGCTATCAGACAGGATATTACCAAGCGAAGGGATATTGGCGCCAGGTTAACTCGCCAGATACTTAAAGGAACGGAACGGGAGATCAGGGAAGCTGATGCCATAATCAAGAAGATGGAGCGGGGGCAGGATGTAACTGAGGCAGAATTGGCAAAGGTTAAGGCGAAACTGGAGGCGACACGGCAATTCTACAAAACAAAGATGACCACTGAGGTAGAGGTTAAGAAAGCTCTGGTGGATTATATCCAACAGACATTGCCCTTGGAAGAACGTGGCAGGCTACTCGATGCTGTCAAAAATGCTAAGACTGAGGCTGATTTGGGCAAGGTAATGGAGAGAGTCGAGGGAATCGCCGAGGCTGCCACAGTGAGAACACTCCGTGCTGAAATCGAGAAGCAACTGAAGGCCACGAAGGCTAAAGGCGAAATGCCGAAGGGGAAATATACAGCCGAAGTACAGCAGCAACTGGACGGCATCCGCAATTATCTTTTTGCCAATAATAAGGCCGTGCTGAAGTCCCTATCAGCCGATGATCTGGGCAAAGCACTTGACCGTATCAAGGAATTGCGCACCGAGGGGCATAGTGAACACGTAGCCAGGGAAGTTGCTAGACAAGAGGAAATGGAGACTCAGCGCGCCAAGATTGTTGATACTATCACTGGTGGTCAGGGACTGAAGCCAGGGGCTGAATCTGTATCAGCCAAAGGGATTACAAAGACATTCAGCAGGGTCAGAGGGGCTATTGAAAAGATAGTGAACCTCCAATATTCCTGGTCTGACCTTCTCGATAAACTGTCGAAGTTTAGCAAGACTGAACCGAATCAGAGCGATCTCAGTTTATTCGGACGGATAGTGCCTCGGTCTAATGAGGTTGAGAATGTCGGGAGGGCCAAACAATTAGACAACCTCCGCCAAAACTTCAGCCGTATCTTCGGTGTCACGAAGCCGAAGGACATCAAGAATACCTTACGGAATATGTCCTCGGAGAAGGTGAATCTCGGCAAGTTCAAGAACGCCGATGGCGTAGAAGTAGAGTTCACCGGCTTAACCAAGGGACAGATACTCAAGAAGTACCAGGAAATGCAAGACCCGACGCTAGATAAGACCTTCACAATGGGCATGAAGTGGACTCAGGAAATTAAGGACGCCTTCACCAATGCGTTATCTACTCAGGAGAGAGCCTGGGGCGATTATCTCATGCAGTTCTTGAGAGACTATTACCCATCTATCAATGAAGTCTTTGTCCAGATGAACAATGTTGACCTACCCAATAACCAGTTCTATACGCCTATAGCGCGTGAGATGGATCCAGATATCGAATACAACCTTCTCGACCCCAACGATATGCTGAAGTTTGCTGGCGTGGCTCCTGGTGGCCTGAAAAGCAGGGTAAATAATCTTCACCCCTTGAAGTTTACTGATGCCACTCAGACTGTATTGAAGCATGTAGTAGAGATGGAGCATTACAAAGCATGGGCTGGAACCATGCGAGATTTGCGGTCCGTCCTGGGGAACAAGGATGTGCGATCTGCCATTCTTCAGTATCACGGCCAGGATATATTGAACCTTATTGATGCCTACTTGAACGACTTTGCCCGGGGTGGGATTGACAGAGCTCACACGGTGGCCATTTTGGATAAACTGAGGAACAACTTCGCTACCTCCGTAATTGGGTTGAAACCTAATATTGCATTGCAGCAGCTTCCGACAGTGTTTTCTTACATGACCGAAATGAAGATGGGGAGCTTTATCAAAGGAGTTGCGGACTTCTGGGCACACCCGATTGAGAATTATAAGTGGATGATGGAAAACTCGCCATATATCAAGGAACGATACCAAGCAGGCTTCGAGCGTGATATAAAAGCAGCCTTAGCCTCTGACCAATATCGGGAATTTACCGGCAAGGCGAATATCAGGGACGCCGCTTTCTGGTTGATGACTCAGGGTGACAAGTTTGGAGTGATACAAGGTTGGTGGGCAAAATACAAAGAAGGTTTGAGGAACGGGCTTTCGCAGGTTGATGCAATGGAAGAGGCTAACTTACTGACTGACCGCACACAGAACACCTCCAGTATTGACACATTGTCGGCATTGCAGCGTGGCGGATCGTTCTGGAAACTCCTTACTATGTTTCAAAACCAACCGAACAAGTATTTTAAGATCATCGGCAACAATATGCGTAACCTACAATATGGCCGTGGCAGCAAGGTAAACGCTACCAAATCTATTTTGATCGCTTGGGTGATATTGCCAGCTATCTTTCAGGCTATTGCTGATGGTTTTCAGTGGAAAAAGGAACATCAAATAAGAGCAGTGGCATTGGGACCAATAAATGATTTGCTGGTAATCGGGCAGATAATGCAGACGGTAGCCGGGTGGTTTGCTGGTGAGAACTTTGAATATTCGCCTTCTCCCATAATTGGCGGTATCAAGGATTATGGAACCGCCATACAAAAAGGAATTGCTCTCAGCAATAAAGGGGAAGACCCGTACAAGGACATCTCAATGGACGATGTTATCGCCTTCGTAGAATCTCTGGCAAAACCGACTGGGGAGGTTCTGGGGGTGCCGACTCCTTATATCATTCAGGTTGAGAAAGCTATACGTGCAGGAGAACCGAAAGAGTTAATCTTTTCAAGGTGGGCATTGGAAGCTCCGCCGATGGGATTGAATGAAAAGGCGCAACAGGCGATAGCAGGGTTAGGCCAGGTTATAGAACCAGAGCCAGGGAAAGTTAAGGAATTATCAGACAAACCATTGCCAGTCTATGACATGGGGAAGCTCAACAGTGATTTCAAGGAGATATTCAGCAAGACCTTGCCGAAGGACATCGGGTCTAAATTCGACCCCTTGGCGGTTGCATGGGGGCAAAAAGAAATCAGCCGAAGCATAGCAGAAACATTGCCCAATGTGTCCCTTAACAAGATCAATACTGATCTCAACGAGGACGATACCATTGTCCAGTATTATCAGCAATGGCAGGCAAGGTCACAGATCACCAGCCTGGAGCAACTAAAGGAATTTGATGCTTTATATCCGAAGGCTTATCTGGGTAATGTAACGCGGGAGCAATACGATTTACTGGTCAAGTATGCCGCTCTTGATAAAAAGGCACAAGAGGAGTTCTTAAAGGCGCATCCAGAATTGACCATCAACCCTCGTGATGAATGGCTCAAATCCCATCCTGAAGACAATGCGAGGCTGGCAATTTGGGGGCAAGCGAAAGTATTGACTCAGGCAGCCTTTGACACAGCTCAAAAGATGATTAAGAACCTGGGTATTCCCGAGGATGCCATAACTGGGTATCTTCCTCCGGCTGATGTAGCTAAGGATTATTTCCTCTATAACGATGCAGAGGATAAATGGGGGGCAAGTAGTGCGGAGGTTAAATTGATTCTAGCCAAGAACCAGAAGTTATGTGATTGGCTAGGGCGTGAGCCCGTAACCACGCCAATTAAGGCGTTGGAACTCATGGTGAAGAATAGGACACTTCAAGACCAATACGATGCCTATGGTGATAAGGAATCCTCATTGTACTTTGAGGATAAGAAGGCCAGGGAAACGGCGAGAGAGAAGTTAAAGGCGGATAATCCTGAGTTTGCAGATGATCTTGTGAGGATTGATGCCTACAAGATGGGGGCCAGCGATACTATCGTAAATTACAAGGTGGAGTATAACCGATTGCCTTTAGGTACAGCTCGCATGGACTATCGGTTAAAACACCCGGACTTTGATGCTTGGTTAGTATCTAAAGAAGGTTATTCCCCTGCGAAAGCCAGCGCTACCACGCTAAAGGAAACAACACCCTCGACAACGGCAACGACTAGTGCAACATCAAGGATAGATACTCTCTATAAGGCCTATCAGAACTTGCCCGCAGGGACTGCCAGAACACAATATCGCCAAGCACATCCAGACCTTGACGCATGGTTAGTAGCGACCAAAGGTTATAAGCCAGTAACTCAGGTGAAGAAGACGGTTAGCACTGGCAAGCAAGGCGCTATTGAGCACTGGACAAAGGCGGCGGAAGCGGAAGCAATCAACCAGTGGATCAAAGGATTATAGCGGGGTAGAGCAGAGGTAGCTCGCTTGGCTCATGCCCAAGAGGTCGTTGGTTCAAATCCAACCCCCGCCACCAAACAGGCAATGGAAGAATTTGAAAACGACGTCAATGTAGCTATTGAGAAAGCACACAGAAGTGGTGTCTCTTATTGGGATATTTTCAGATTGCTTTATCATCGTGGCGAAGCCTTAATCATGCAGGCTGATGCTGAGTATTGGAAGAATCAAAATAAGGGAGGTTAAGTATGAGCTGGTATAAAAGGGTGAAGCAGTTAGAGGGGAAGTTGGTTATAGTCCATTGTGGAGTTGACCAATTACGAGGGACTGTAACTGAAGTGACGAAAAACTATCTCCTGCTGGATGGGATAGTTCTCGTCAAACTGGATTCCATTACAGCAATCCAGTTATAGATAACTCATGTACCAAGAGTACAAGGAGTAACGATGCCGTCAAAATCACATTGGCGGCGTCTGCATTTTAAGGAGGTTAAATAATTATGAACGACCCATTGGACGGCGAGAACAAAGGTAATCAGGACGCTCTTCAGGACACTGGACAGCCTTCTGATCCTGAGACAGGCCCTTCAACCACAGCCAAGGTGTATTCAGAAGCGGAGGTTGAGGAACTTGTAAAACAAAGGCACTCCAAACTTGATAAGCGAATAGCGGAACTTGAGAAACAAGGATCGGAGCTTGAAAGTGCCAGACAAAGAGCCAAGGAAGCCGAGGACAGAGCGGCTCAAGTCCAGAAGCAGATTGAAGCGCGGGAACTGGAAGGAATCAAGGACGACCCCGAACTCGTCAAGTTGTATCAACGCAGAAAAGAATTGGACGACAAGGCCAAGACCCTCGATGCCCGGGAGCGTGAACTTTCCCGAAAGGAACTGCAAATCAAGACTGAGTCCGAAGCCATTGCCAAGACTCTCAGACAAAGCACCATATCAGGCATAGCAACCAAGTATGGTGTGGAAGTCAAGGTGCTGGAGGAACTCGGAATTGATGATGCTGACCGATTGGAGAAAGTAGCGAAGATCATCGGCAAACCAAAGGCTCAACCTGAAACCGTAAAACCCGATTCTGGATTATCTGTTGGCGGTGGACATCCTACAAACGAACAACTCGATAAGATGTCTATGGCCGACTACGCCAAGTGGCGTAAATCCCAAGAGCAATAGACAAGAGGTAATCTATGGCAAACACATTGTTAACCCCGACTATCATAGCCAAGGAAGCCTTGATAGTCTTGGAGAATAACCTGGTACTAGCGAACCTGGTACACAGGGATTATTCCTCAGAGTTTCAACAGGTAGGTGCGACCATCTTGGTTCGCAAACCTGCTACATTCACCTCTGCTTCGGTAAGCGGCACGGTGAACCTTTCGACTGCGGTAGAGTCCAGCGTTGCAGTTGTCCTAAACCAGCAACTTGACGTCACGTTCAACGTTTCCGACAGGGAACTTAGTTTGAACGTGGTGGACTTCTCAGAGCAGTTCATTCAGCCTGTAATGAGGGCTCATGCTCAGAAGGTGGATGAACTCGTGGCAGCCCTTTACGCTGATGTTGCCGGGCATTTCGCTGTCAGCTCCGTAGCCAGCGTGAGCGACATTGCTGGTCTTCGAGCCGTTCAGAATATCCTCAAGGTGCCTATGACTGAACGAAGATTGGTCTTCCATCCTTCAGTGGAGGCTAAATACCTTCCTCTTGATGCCTTCCTGCACGCTGAGAAACGTGGCGATACCCAGGCGATTAAGGAAGCCTCAATGGGACGTGTTTTGGGCTATGACTGCTACATGGATCAGAACATGAAAACCCATACCTATTCGGATGGTGTGATGACCGATGCCGCTGGCGCTGCCAGTGCTGGGACGGCCGGTGCAACCAGCATCGTCCTATACAACCTCGGTACTGCTGAGGTTCTAGCGGCTGGTGACGTGTTCAAGCCGACTGCTATTGACGACTGGTGTGTCCTTACTGCTGCTGCAACTCTCGCTGGCGGTATAGCCACAGTGAGTTTTGCCCCGGCATTGGCAACTGCCATTACTGCGGGAACGGTAGTGACATTCCAGAAAACGCACAAGGTAAGTCTGGCTTTCCACAAAAACGCCTTTGCTTTTGTGACCGCTCCTCTGGCTCCGCCTATTGGTGGTGCTAAGGCCGGCGTCTTGAATTACAAGGGCTTATCATGCCGTGTAGTTTATGACTATACGATGATGACCAAGCAGAACTTGATCTCTATTGATATGCTCTGCGGTGTCAAGACATTGGACAGGGACCTGGCAGCCCGGTTGACCGATGCCAACTAGCCATAGTGGCTAAAGTAGAAAAGAGGGGAGGCTTCGGCCTCCCTTCTTCATTTAAGGAGGTTTATGAGAATCTTGATTAGCTCTAATGCACCTTGGGTACAAACGGGATACGGTGTGCAGACTGCTGCTGCGTCTCTGTACCTTCGGCAGTTAGGGCATGATGTAGCAATACTGGCTTTTTATGGCCTGGAAGGAAGCAAGCTTGATTGGGGTGACGTGCCTATTTATCCGAATGATCCCAGGGACTACGGAATCCAACGGGCCAAGATGTATTATGATGATTTCAAGGCGGACATATTATTGACTCACGTTGATGTGTGGGTATTGTCTGGTCTTGATCCAAATATTAACTGGGTTCCTCGGTTGCCTATTGACCATTGGCCCGCTCCTCCGGCTGTAGTGCGAGTATTGAAAACTCATCCAGCAATCAGAAAGATATTGGTTGAGTCTCGTTATGGTCAGAAACAATTGGCAGAGGAAGGAATCGAGGCAGCGTATATCCCACCGGGTGTGGATTGTGAAAGGTTCAAGCCAAGTCCTGAAGACCGAAAAGAAGGTCGGGAACGCTATAACTGGCAAGACAAGTTCGTGATCGGCATGGTAGCGACTAACCATGAGGAAAGAAAGAATTGGACTGTAGCCATGAAGGCCGTCAAGGTGCTGCATGACCACCATCCGGGGCAAGTTGTCTTTTATATGCACACAGACCTAGTGCATCCCCGAGGGATTAACCTTGCTGCTCTTCGGGAAAACCTTGGCATGGTTGAGTATTCTTTCACGCCAAGCCAGACCTCGATATGTGTTGGGATTGACCGGGAAACTCTTGCCAAGACCTATAACGTCTTTGATGTGTTTCTGTTACCCACTAAGGGCGAGGGGGCTTGTGTCCCTATCCTAGAAGCACAAGCCTGCGGAGTGCCGATTATAACCACGAAATGCACGTCGCAAGAGGAAGCCGTTGGCGGGGGATGGTTCATTGAAAGGCTTGACCCATTCTGGACGCATCAAAACGCATGGCAGTTTAATTGCCATACTGAGGAAGTAGTTGAGCGGCTGGAGCAAGGCTTTGAAGCCTGGAAAGATGGCTCCATTAAGGAGCAGAAGGAAAAGGCCAGGGCAAAGGCTCTGGAATATGATGAAAAGAAACTATTCAGCACATTATGGCCTCCGGTACTTGCTGATATTGAAGCCAAGATCAAGGGGCCGAAGAACTGCGAGGGTGTTCAGCCTTGGCGGTTAAACTTCATTCCCAAGACTTGTATTCCCCGGAAGGTACTGGACATCGGCTGTGGTGTGACCCAGCCTTACCGAAAACAACTTGAACACCTGGGAGAGTATGTCGGTATAGACAGTAGGGACGGCCACGATGTCGTGCACGCCGATGCTCATAAACTGCCATTCTCAGATAAAGAGTTTGGCTTTGTGTGGATGAGCGAGGTATTGGAGCATGTAGAGAATCCAGAGCAAGTGATGGCCGAGGCTAAGCGAGTAGGCCAACATGGGGTGTGTTTGTTTTCAACCCCGATGAACCCATTTTTCAAGGGAGACCCTGACCATAAAGTTGTGAACCTGCCTTATGTCACGTGTGCCACAGGTGATGGCCTTATAAGTTGGTGATGGACTAGCAATTATGGTATAATATACCTAAGGAGGTGTGTTATGCCATTTACCAAAGGACAAGAGCCGTGGAATAAAGGCAATGATAGTAGAGTCAAAATTAAATGCCCATTATGCCATCAAGAACGATTACTGGATAAAAGGGATGCCCTGCGGATAAAACGTGCAGGGTTATGTTACAGATGTTCCAGATTGGAACAAAAACGAGATGATAATCCATATTGGAAAGGTGGGCGACGTATAGATAATTGGGGTTACATATGGATTTTGTCTCCTAACCATCCACATGCAATGAAAAGCGGTTATGTGCGAGAACATCGTTTAATTATGGAGGAAAAATTAGGTCGTTATCTTCTACCTGGCGAGCAAGTTCATCACATAAATGGTATACGAGATGATAATAGACCTGAAAATCTAAGTTTAGAGGCTGGCAATTCACCTCACATGAAATTGCATCGAGCCAATGCGCCAAGGGATTGGCACGGTAGATTCAAGAAGTAAAATAGCTCGGTTAAAACAAGTCACAAAGCCCACGTAGTTAATATGTGGGCCTTTTTATTGGAGGTTAATGGTAAAGGCAGCTGGGCTAACAAGAATCGGCCTGATTATGAGGCTGATGTTTGGTACAACAAGGACCTGAACCGCATCGCTCTCGAAATGATTGGCGATAGAGCAGTCGGTAAGAAAGTTCTGGCCCTGGGCGCCGCCATGTGGGTTGATGCCGAATTACTTGCCAGTCTCGGAGCGGCCAGTTACCTGAGAACTGACATTATAAAGACTGAAGGGATTGACCTTGTATGCGATGCTTGTGAGTTACCTTTCGCTGACGAATCCTTTGACATGGTGGTTTGCCGTGAGGTAATCGAGCACGTTCTTGATGAGGCTCGGATGTTATCTGAAATCCGTCGGGTACTCGTTCCTAATGGTTGGTTATTCATTACCACACCGAATATGCTCAATGTCTGGCCTGATGGTTTTTACCATGTGCGGGGTTATGTACCGAGGGCGTTTATTAATCAGATGGAGCGAGCAGGATTCAAGGTAATTGACAAGAGAGGGAACGTACCGAATATCCACACATCCTTGATGTTTCTTTCAAAGAAAGGGATGGGAAGTCAATTACTTCCTGAGTTTCAATACATAAGTGGACTGCTGGAATCGTGCGAAGAATCATATTATCTGGGAACCCAATTGATAGTTCTAGCTCAAAAGGGGGTGTATGAAGACAAGAGCGCCGTTAAGAATTAGTTTTGCAGGTGGGGGAACGGATATCGAGCCTTATTGCTCACTATACGGTGGCTGTGTCATTTCGGCCGCGATTCAAATATATGCTGAAGCTACATATCCTTCTGAAAGGAAGAAGATGACTCCCTTGGAGCAATCCATTATTGACCATTTCCATTGTGACGGCATAAGCATTAGCACACATTGTGTGGCAGCCCCAATGAGTGGCCTGGGTGGCAGTGCCGCCAATTTTGTTGCTGGTATCCGTGCAATAACAGAGATGACCAAGCAAGAAATAGCCGAACTCGCCTTTGACTTGGAACGCAACAAATTAGGAGTCCTCGGCGGCAAGCAAGATCAATATGCAGCCGCTTTCGGCGGATTGAACTATCTGACTTTTGAAAAAGATGGCAGAGTAGGAGGTTTACATATTCCAATACCTGAAGGACTTGAGGACTTACTTCTTTTGGTTTACCTGGGCAAGCGGATAATCAACGGCCATGACATTATCAAAGACCAGTCAAGCCGTGATAACCGCAAGAATTTCGATATTCAGAAAGCAATAGTTCAATCCATGCACTCAGCATTGGGAAAAGACGACTTCAAATTATTCGGTCTGCTACTAGAGCAAGCATGGCAATCCAAGGTTCAATTCTCGCCGTATGTGACAAGTGTTGACATCAATGAGTTTCACGACAAGTGTCTTCAGAATGGTGCGATAGCGGGGAAGCTCACTGGCGCCGGTGGTGGCGGCTATATGCTCTTAATGGAATGGCCGAACAAGCCTGGGGAACTAAGGAAGTACCTTAGAAGCCAAAAGATAAAGTATCTGAATGTGAAATTCGATACTGAAGGGGTGAAATGCCTTTAATAGAGATCAAGAAAAAGGTTCCAAAGGTATGGGGGAAGGAGTTGTGGCTAGTCAACTGCCGGAAGTATTGCGGAAAGCTCTTGATGCTAAACAAGGGATCGGTAAGCTCTTATCATTATCACATGGTAAAACAGGAAACCTTTTATTGTCTGAAAGGTTTGGTAAAACTTGTTATCGGGGAGATTGAGTACCAGTTGACGCCGGACAATTCTCCAATAACGATCTTGCCAAAGGAAAAGCACAAGTTTGAGGGTGTCACCGATGCTGTGATCCTGGAAGTCTCGACAATGCACAGGGATGATGATGTTGTACGTCTTACGGAAAGTCACGCATGAAGATTCTGCTAATCCAACCAAGTCTCAATTGGGCGCATCCGTGGTGTGAAGCACCCTCCACGGCCTTGCTGATTCTAGGGACCCTGGCTCAGAATAAGGGACACCAAGTTAAGATTTTACACCTCGATATAGACCAGCAACAGGATATTAGCGAGGTCATCAAGACCTATCATCCAGATATTATCGGGGTGACGATAAATACCTTTGAGGTGAAGTCGGCTCGATACATTGTGAAGGCAACAAGGAAGATCAGTAAGGACATTAAAATCGTGATAGGCGGGCCACATGCTGGAGTTTGGGATAGGGAAGCGGACGAGGTTGTAATTGGCGAAGGTGAGAATAGGTGGCTTGAAACTTTGGGGGAGACGCCAAGTATAAACTCAATAAATGATGTGCCTCCGATAAATTATGACTTGGTGGATTTAAGGCGGTTCGTAGGTATTGGGCCCCATGTTGGCGCGGTGCCTTCAATGTGCATTATGGCATCGAGGGGTTGCCCTAATCAATGCACCTTCTGTAATACGCCGGTGTTCTGGGGTAAGAAGGTTAGGTATCGGGATGCTGAGTTAGTCTTAGATGAAGTTGAGAGATTACATCGGGACTATGGGATGCGAGAGATAATGTTTCAGGATGACACTTTCAACCTGAATCATACTTGGGCAAGCCAGATATTTGAGGGGTTAATCCGAAGAGGACTCTCCAAGGAAATGATCTTTAGAATTACTGGGCGGGTGAATGAGAAGTTAGTTACCAAAGAATACCTTGACTTAGCTTATAAGGCGGGAGTCTGGAATATCTTTTATGGGGTTGAGAGCGGCAGCCAATACATGCTTAACCGTATGAAGAAGCACATTACCGTGGAGGAAATCAAGCGGGCGGTAAGGATGACTCACGAGGCTCATATCACAACAATATGTAGTTTCATTGTAGGCCTTCCAGGGGAATCACGGCAGACTTTAGATGAAACCAATAGGCTGATCCATGAGATTAAGCCTTATCACTATGGTTGGGGATTCGGTTGTCCATTCCCAAAGACTGAATTTAAAGAGGAAGTTATACGGAAAGGACATATTCAAGACAAGGATTATAGCGAATATACCTATGGGATGCTGATTGTGAGGACGAATAAATTGAGTTACGAAGATTTGAAAGGATTCAAAGGATTTTCGTATCAAGGAGGTTAAACATGCCGGTAAAGGTAACAAAGAAAGACCACAAGTATGAAGTGCGGACACCTGGGGGCGTGAAAGCTAAAGGGACAACCAAGGCAAAGGCTGAAAGTCAGGCTCGGCTTCTTAGGGGGGTAGAGCATGGCATGGTTGTACGCAAAACCAAAAAGAAGAGGTAAGCACATGAGCAAAAAGTTAGCAGCTATCCGAACATTGGTGCGTCAACAACTTCGGGACGAATTTGTCGCTGCCACGGCGTATGACTGGACAGATGACGAACTGAACCTAATTATTGATGATGTCCTCGGGGAAGTCTCGGACTATTCGCCATACCAGACCAAGGAGACCTTAACCACAACGGCTAACTCAAAGGACATTGACGTTAGCACGATTACTGATTTGCTTCGCATAGACAAGCTGGAATACGAAGTTGACAAGAGTCCTAAATCATTCCGCAACTTCACGTTATGGGGGAACACACTCACAATGAATGTAGACACAGCCCCGGCCAGCACGGTGAGTGTTTATCTTTACTGTGAGAAGTTGCACTCATTGACTGAGGGTGCCTCAACGCTTGATGCCAGAGAGGAAAGGATTGCGGTGCTAGGGACTGTGGCCAAGGCTGCCATAAACAAAGCTCAGGAGCAAATCAACGCGGTGAACGTCGGTGGAGTTAATGTCCCAAGCCAACTACAAGCCTGGGGGCAAGCCAAACTTGCTCTTTACCGCGCTGAGCTTTTGAAACTCAGGAAACCTAAGATGTCACAGGAATATTCAACAAGCTAATAAATTAAAGGAGGTACAAACACATGGCAAACGCTTTATATGGCAAGGGAAGGGAGGGATTTCTGGATGGGAGTATTGATTGGGACACTAATACGATAAAGGTGTTTCTGATTGATACTTCGGCTTACGCCGTCACTATAGACACGGACAACGATTTGGCAGACATTGCTACGGCAGCCGCTTTTATAGCGACGAGTCCTGCACTGGCAAGCAAAACGGTTACTCTTGGTGTAGCCGACGCTGCTGATGCAACCCTAGCCTCAGTGTCGGGAAGCGTATCGGAGGCTCTAGTTATTGCTCAGAGTTCAGGGACGCCAGCCAATGACCGTCTCATAGCCTATATTGACTCGGCTACTGGACTGCCTGTGACTCCGAACGGCGGAAACATCGTCATTCAGTGGGATTCGGGTACGTCGAAGATTTTTAAGTTGTAAGCCAAAAGACAACTGGGCGACAATATCTCCACCAATTGAAGGAATAAACTTTAGGAGGTAACACATGGAATACGAAGACATGACGATTGACGAGTTAGAGAAAGAGAATCAACGGCTCATGGGCGAGAAGGCGAAGGTAAAGGCGGAGCAGGTAAAGCTCAACAAGGTTATGACCGCTAAACTCTTAGTGAAGGGAGCGGTTGACCAAGCCGAGAAGATGACCGAGCCTCAAAAAGCCGCTTTGCTCCAGGTATTGCAGCCGAAGGGCATAGAGAGTGCCGAGGTTGTCAATAAGTAGAGGTGAACTGTGACCGAAACAGAACTTTTAGCAATCGTAGCAACGAATAATTGGACTCTCCAACGCATTGAAATAGAGGACACAAACCCTGCATTGATGCGGAAAGCAATCTTGTGTTGGAAGCCTGTGAGCAATGTAGTTACTCAACAATGGTTCCACTATTTTGTGAAGGCTGATGGCACGGCTTATTGGGAACGTAGTGACCCTTTCCCTGCTATGGTCACTACATTCCAAGACCAGCTAAACGCTAAGATAACAGCTTTGGTAGTTGCGGGCATAATCAAGGCTGCCTACGTGGAGAAGATAGACCAAATAAACAATACAGCTATTGTTGTAGCGGTCATGGGGGCTACTCTAGCTTATAAGACGTACCATGTCTATAAGGATACTGGCGGCAACCTTCAAATCACTGAGGTAACAGGAGCATACCCGATAGGATAGTTTCATGGCTTGGCTGACTGGATATACCTATAGGCAAAAGATAGACTTAGCCCATGCGAGTGGTGTTATTACAGACCATCGCATGTTGCTCACAGTCAATAAAGGCACTGGCACCACAACTGGGGCTGTTGTCTATTTGCAAAACCATGCCCTGTCATGGGCTAGTACAATCCCGAATGATATGAGGTTCGCTACCTCTGATGGGTCAACTCAGCTTAAATACTGGATTGAATCCTCGGATGCCAACACTGCCCAGGTCTGGATAAAGTTTGATTCCATAGGGACTTCGGACACCTACTTCTATATCTATTACGGCAAGGCAAGTGATACCACGACTTCCAGTGGGGCAGATACCTTTATCTTTTTTGATGATGCCTCTAGTGATGGCTCGGCTAATTATACCCTGAGAGATTTATATGCTTCAGGGGTTCATGCCACCTTAGCCTATGTAAGTCCGTCTGCTGGCTATACGATAACCATGACTGGGGTAGACACAGTCATGGCAGAGATAAATGCTCTTGCTGCTGGAGGGGCTTATAGATTAAGGGCGCAGTTAAAGATGAGTGCCGTAACTGGCAAAAATGCCCAGATGGGTCTTGCCATGCGGTATACAACGTCAGGGGTTTATTGGGTACGTTCTATCTCTAATGGGACAAAATGTTTGGACATGATAAAGGAACCAACTCCACCGAATACCTCTGTCACGCAGATAGGAGTAACTAATTATTCAGCCTCTTATGTAGCTGGAACTTGGTATTGGTTTATGGTTACTGCCGTTGGTTCTGCTTTGACCGCTTGGAGTGAGTGGCAAGATAAATCCCTATCCGTAACCGATACAGATTATACAACTGGAACTTGGGGTATCCTTGGGGGATGGGATAGTGGACTGGTTGTAAATTTCATAAATGTCTGTGTTATGGATTACATCGCCACCGAGGCGGTTTGGGGTGCTTGGGGAGCCGAGGAAATTGTTGACCAAACCCTTCTACCGTCAAGCATAGCGACTGCGGAAGCCTTCGGGACAACTCTTCTTGCTCCAGGGCCAGTTAATGTTTTGCCTTCCAGTATTGAAACCCTTGAGGCTTTCGGAACTGATATTCTTGTTCCAGGGGCGGTCAATGTTCTTCCCACGGGAATAGTATCTGAGGAGAAAGTTCCTTGCGGCACAATTAGCATAGATGCATTGGCTACAGGATCATGGGCAGGGGTTACAATGGCTCATGGATTCCTTTATTACAATGGCTATTTATATACTGCGTGTCGCAGCATCCCTGCCGTAATCGCCAAAGCAGACCTTGATTTGACCTTAGTTTCAGCATACACACCCACACACGGTGAGACTGAGGCTCACTATTTTACGGACTTAATTGTAGCAGGGGGTTATCTATGGACAATGGACTCTCAGGGGTGGTTATACAAGATTGACCCTGCCGCCTTTACTACTTCAGGCTCATGGAAAGTTGTCAATTTAACTGCTCTTGGCAGCTCTGCTCTTTGTTCAGATGGCACTTATGTTTATGGCACAGGTAGATACGGATGCTTCAAGTTCTTAATAGCAGAGACTACCAGTGATGATAACCAAACCACCATAGATGATTATTCTTACCTCTATTCTGGATTTATGATTAGAGTAGGAACAAGAAAAACCATAGCGGCGAAGGGCATTTTAACACTTCAGGCTTATCTTAAGAAGGTAGGTAGTCCAACGGGTAATGTTACCTTCGCCATCAGGAGAGTCTCGGATGATTCTTTAATAGATAGCAAGGTATGGGGTGATGCGGCAGACCTTGGGACAACAGGGGCATGGAAATCTATTACGTTTACAGTACCACAGCTTATAAATGAAGAGGTTAGGGTCTTTGTTGAATACTCAGGAGGAGATTCCAATAATAAGATAGGAGCGGGATATGCAACCTCCAACGTCAAAGCAAACGAGAAGCTTACAGTCGGTGATGAGGATGAATGGGCTGACTATGCTGCCTATGATTTCAGTTACCAAATCACTTATGGTTCTTATAGCGAGAATCCTTATATCGCTTACACAACCTGGCTCCACTCTATTTGTGAAGATGAGGATTATCTGTATGTGAATGATGCCAGTTCTACTTATACCCCGTATCTCAGGAAAGTCCTAAAAAGCGATTTAAGTGAAGTTGGGAATTGTGAAATAGGATACCGTTGCACGGATGATATTGCCCAAGACGATGATTATGTTTACCTTGGAAGAGAGTTTACTTCATACGGGGTTTGCCGAGTAGCTAAGGCCGCCTTAACAGCATCTATCTTTGGCTCAGAATTAGGGCGGTCTGATGGTTGCTACATCCTAGCTGATAATGAAGGCATAGATAGACTAATCTATATTGATAGACAATATACTAGATTGGTCATTTTTTCTATTCCTGATTGCACGATATTAGGGCAAGTAATTCTGTCTGGATTATTGGGGGAGATTTATGATAGCGAAACTTGGGTAGAAGACATTGTCACTGAGATAGCTTTTGATGCTGGGTATATCTATACCGTGCAACATTGTCTGGAAACTCCTACTTATGCAGGGAAATTCACCAGAAGCGACATATTCTTAAGCGGAACTCTGGCACTCTTGCCAGGGGCGGTTAATCTTTTGCCTTCACCCATAACGTCCCTGGAAGCCTTCGGGACGGCCATCCTTTCACTACTCGAAGGTCAAACTCTTTTACCCTCAGGGATAGTCTCCGCCGAGGCTATCGGGACTCTGGCGATGCTTCCAGGGGCGGTCAATATCATTCCAGGAGGAACAGAGGAACAATTAACGGGGACTAGTGGGTTTGACCTTGATGCGCCTTGGGCTACCAAAGTTGGTCAGGTGATGACCATTAACAATCGCACTCTCAGGACGATTTCCTTTAAGATGAGGAAATATGGCACACCCGAAGGCAACATTACCTTTTCTATCAGGAAGGTGTCCGACGATAGCGTAATCGCTAATAAGGTTTGGGGGAACGCAACAAGCATTACGACTTCATTTGTTTGGTATG